TACAGCTACCTCATTAGATGATGCGGAAGCAATTATTCATCGGGTAAAAATTTCAGAAAACGAATTACGAAAACAACAGGTTGCTGGTTTCTATAGAGACATTGAGATTGGTAAACCAAATGATAAAGAAACAGATGTTGAGAAAAAAGAAAGAGAACTGGAAGGTACAACTAAGTCAAGAGACGAAGATGTTTATACTTTGTTAGAGTGTCATATTAATTTAGACATTGAAGGCTTTGAAGACTCAAATGAAAATGGTGAACCTACAGGTATCAAACTTCCATACATTGTAACACTTGAAGAAGGTTCAAGAGAAATTTTATCAATTAAAAGAAATTACGAAATTGGAGATCCGAAGAAAAACAAAATACAATACTTTGTCCACTTCAAATTTCTGCCAGGACTAGGTTTCTATGGCTTCGGTCTCATCCATATGATTG